CATCGGCGTCGCTCCCGCTTGTTTAATCGGCTAATCGAAAAATCCGCGCCGGTAGGCGCGATCCAAAAGGACTTCCCATGAGTGTAAGAGTAGGAGACAGACAAAAAGGAAAGCTTCAGGTTCTTTATAAGGCGAGGGTATTGAAACGATATACCCTCGCTATACTGAAGAACGAGAAATACTTTCCAAAGAGCACAAGGTGGCTATATGCGTCACCGATCCAGGCGGAAATAAGAGGCGCGTGCAGCTGTATCAAGAGAGCAAACGCGACCTTCGTGACGGATTCCGTTACGAGGGATATCGAATACCGGTACCGCGCAAGCCAGCAGATAGAAGCATACGCACATCTCGAAGCTCTCGTCGACCTGATCGAGGATGTATATCTCGCAAACTATATATCCGGAAGACAGGCGGAGCACTGGACGAAGCTCATCATGGAGTTAGAACAGCTCCTAAAATCATGGGAGAGATCCGACAAAGACAAATACATGTCAAAAGGGTAGTCGCTATCAAGCACGCAACGCGTGGCTCCGTTCGCCTAATCCGTCCAACGCCAACAATGTGCGTAACGTGAACACAGACGGTTCTCTGAACAACAACAACGCGTACAACACGAACATCGGCGTCGCTCCCGATTGTGAGACATGCCAGTTTCAAGTAGTCCATAGCAGACCAAAGCAGCGCAACTCACACAAGGAGTGACTATCCTGACTCTGAAAGGAGCGAAACCTGCAGGCGACGAAGGTGTCTTCTTAAGACAGTCCTTCTATCAGCGCCTGTTTTATTTATGTCATACGAAGAAGCGATAAGCTTTGACAGCTTATATAAAGGACTTATTAAGAGCTGCAGAAATGTAAGATGGAAAGACAGTGTAGTAGGTTATGAGTGCAACGGCCTTAAGAATACCGTGAAGCTCCGTGAACAGCTGTTAACCGGTACCTATGAGATAGACAGATATCAGAGGTTCACGGTACACGAACCGAAAACGAGAGAAATAGTTGCAACAAGGCTTAAGGACAGACAATTCCAGAGAGCCTTGTGTGATAACGGTCTGTACCAGGACATGACTCGGTCGTTTATCCATGATAACTGCGCCTGCCTCAAGGGCAGAGGCGTAGACTACACTCTTAACAACTTCACGAAGCACTTAAGGAGATACAACCGCGAATACGGCCGGGAAGGATGGGTATTGAAGTGCGATATCAGGCACTATTTTCCATCTATCCGTCACGACGTAGCAAAACAGGCTATCAGGAAACGCGTTAAGGATCCTCAGATAGCAGAAAGAGCCTGCGAGATCGTTGACTCATTCGGCGGAGATCGCGGAATAGGCTTAGGATCTCAAGTAAGTCAGCTCGTCGCTCTGGCTGTTCTTGACGACATGGATCACTACATCAAAGAGCAGCTGCACATAAAATACTACATCCGTTATATGGATGATTTCGTTCTGATACATCCGGATAAGGAATACCTGAAGATGTGCCGGGAAGAGATAAGAACAAGGCTCGAGAAGTTAGGCCTGGAACTCAATAAGAAAACAGCGCTCTATCCGTTACGGCAGGGAATTATCCTTCTGCAGTGGCACTTCTACATCATGCCTTCAGGAAAGATCTTAAGAAGGATGAGCAAACGAAAACACGGCAAGTGCAGGCGAAAGCTTAAGAAACTCCTTGCCAAAGAAAAGACAGGTGAATATCGGCCGGGAACGGCCAGAGAATCACTTGAATCATTTTTAGCTAACGCATCCAGAGGCGACACGTTCTTCGAACGCCAACGGATGAAAGAATATTTCAAACGATTGGAGGAATCATTCAATGAAGGATAATACTTATAAGCGCCTCGCAAAGGCTGAAGCTCTGGAAGCACAGAGAAGATCCGAGACTATGGAATTCTTTCAGGAGCGCTACGAGGTAGCATGCGAAGAACAGAACGAAGAGGATGCAGCTATGTTTGCCCGCCTGATCCGTAACAAGCTTCTCGAGGAATCAGACAACGAGCTCGCATTCGACAGGCTCGGTCTTGTAGCTCCTTCGGGATCCACTTTTACAGCTTGGCTCTCATTCCTGAAGAAGCTCGGAGAAGTTCTTACAGGCGCCTGGGCGAAATACAGACAGGACTTAAGAGACATTTCGGAACAGCCGGGATTCCCTTTTAACATCACATTCCCGGATAAGCCTGATGCGGAGGCAGAGGATTGACAAACCTTGAACTCATAGAAGGCCTCTGCGCTGTGATCGAGCTGCAAGCTGAACTTATCAGCAGACAGGCGGAAGTCATAGCGCAGGCCGAAACAGGAGAAGAGATCGCGTCAGAATTGACGCAAATGCGTAATTCGGCAGAAGAGAAGTATAACAGCCTCCGGATGCCGGATCCTTAACTATGCCCTCCTCGGACCGGCGATCAAGCCGCTGGATAAGCAGGTTCTTCGGAGCCTGCTTATCTTTTCGAGGGAGAAAGGAGGACTTATGGCTTTTGATGCTCAGTCAGATCCTGCAGCAAGGACACTATTCAGTTACAAGAAAGGCGAAATATCGTCTTGCGTTAAGTATCTTGAGACTTCGACGGAGACAAAGAAGGCTATCGAGAAGCTTTCCAAAGAAGCTCTCGGTGCCTCTGCTAAGGTCCTCCGAAAAAAGCTCAAGGCAGACCTTCCTGTAAGGACCAACAACCTGAAGAACCACGTCGCTTCATGGAAGCGAATTGATAAGTTTACCGGTCAGCCCACTTTGGACTTCGGATTCTATGGCTGGCAGAAGGTACGAGCAAAGAATAAACAACCGTCGAGAGCCAACCCGCATTGGATCGAGTTCGGTACCGCTCCGCACTCAATCTATCCGAAGAACGCGAAGAAGCTCTACGACAAGTCGACAGGGATCGAGTACGGCCTTGAGGTCAACCATCCCGGACAAACCGCTTCGCACTTATTGAGAAATACTATCCAGGACAATATCGCGGAGATCCGCGCTGCCCAGGAAGAATATCTCAAGAAGATAGATGAACTTTTGGATATCAGAGATCTTAAGGTCGACGAGACCGAAGAAGAAGAAACAGACTAAGGAGGAAAACGTCATGGAAAGAATTAAGAATGAACTCGTAAGCGCTGACTTTTGGAAAGCTGCAGGCATTAGAGCCTTGAAAACTTTCTGTCAGACTGCTATCGCTGCGATCGGTACGACAGCTCTCATCGAAGAGGTTAACTGGCTCGTAGTAGGCTCTGCTTCACTCTTAGCAGCTATTTTGTCTCTTTTGACAAGTATAGCTACCGGACTGCCGGAGGTATGACATGGATCCTGTAAGCATTATTGCACTTGTGTTCAGTGGTCTTATGCTCCTGATCGCTATTGTGACTTTCATCGTTAACAGTGTCAGGTCAAACAAGAATGACACGAAAGCTGACGAAGCGAGGCTTAACGAGATTAACCAGTCTCTTCTTAAGGTCAACATGAAACTCGACCAGGTTTGCACTACGACCTCCGAAATACGAACAGATATCAAGACAATGCAGACAAAGCAGATAGAACACACTGAACAAATCGCAGTCCTTACAGGACGCGTAGACACGGCTTTTATGAGAATCGACGAATTGAGAGCTGCTATCGCTGAACTGCAGAAAGGAGTTAAATAATGGCTACATGGAGTCCTTTAACTGACAAAGTCAGAGAGAGCGGAGACAACTCCGGGAACAGGTGGTATTCAATAACCAGAATTACTCCGCACTGCTGGGTAGGACAAGTCAGTATCGAAAACGGCCTCGACTACTTCGCTACAACCTCGAGACAGGTATCAAGTAACTACATCATAGGAGCTGACGGACGTGTCGGAGGTTGCGTAAGAGAAGAGTGGAGAGCGTGGACAAGCTCATCCAGAGACAACGACAATAGAGCTGTTACGATCGAGTGCGCAAGCGACTCTTCGAGTCCTTATGCCTTCAGGCCTGCAGTCTATGACAAACTTATTAAGCTCTGCGCGGATATTTGCCAGAGATACGGAAAGAAGAAGCTGCTCTGGATCAGCGATAAGAACAAAGCTCTTAGCTATGATCCTGCAGACGATGAGATGCTTCTTACCGTTCACAGATGGTTTGCTGACACCGACTGCCCGGGATCCTGGCTGATGGGTAAGATGGGAGATCTTGCTTCTCAGGTAACGAGCATCTTGTCCGGAAACCCGCCCGAGCCTGTCAAGGACCAGTACACGGTCTGCACGAACAGCGGAGATGCGTTAAGGCTCCGCAAGGAGCCGAACACGGACAGCGAACAGGTCGGATATATTGCCAACGGTACGACATTCAAGTCTGAGACAGTAGTCGAGGGCGAATCGATCGGAGGCTGTACAGCCTGGGTATATTTCGACGGCGGTTATGCGAGCGGAAAATATCTGCAGCCGACTCCTGTCGTTCCTGAACCAGGTCCAGAACCTACGCCTACTCCGCCGGAACCGACTAAGGAAGGCTATCCCGGACCGTGGCCTGTCATTCCTTCAAGAGGATATTTCCAGAAGAATGACGTAGGCGCCGAAGTAGTCAAGCTTCAGAAGTTCCTCTTATGGATGGATCCTGAGTGTCTGTCTACTTACGGAGCTGACGGAATCGTAGGATATGAGACTCTTACAGCTGTCAAGGCAGCACAGGGAGTCCTGGGCGTTAAGATAGACGGCTTCTATGGTCCGAAGACCGAAGCAGCTGCCAAAGAGTACAAGAAATAAGGTTCATGCCATAAGAACCACTCCGTAAAAGATTAAGCCTCTCGGTTAATTCCGGGAGGCTTTTTCTTTTGGGTGAATGAATATCTATACTCGTGACGGTACGATTCAACAATTATATCAGTTTTGACCGAAATTTGACCGAAGAAAAACGAAAAACCGCTCAAAGCCTAATAGATGAGCGGTTTTCTTTGGTGGAGATGAGGAGAATCGAACTCCTTTGTGTATCTGCACCCATGCTCACTTTGTCCCTGAAACAATGGGTTTTTCAAAAATTAAGTGCTCGTCTGTTCTCCGCTCGCGGACTCATTTTGACCGAGATTTTGACCGAAAGTAAGGTCAATGATCGACGCGGCCTCTCTGTGCTCAGACTCGTAGATATGTCCGTATGTGCCAAACGAATCGAAGCTGATACTATGTCCGCAGATATCCTTAACCATCTGCTCCGGCATGACGTTCTTCATCATGGTAATAAATGTATGTCTCAGCGAGTAGACCGTTCCGGGAAGCTGTCTTTCCTTCTTCAGGTTCTGCCAGTGGTTTCTCATGGTCGACTGGGTACCTACGGAACCGTCAGGCGAGCAGAAGATCCACTCTGTTCGGAGGTTATGGTCTTTGTTTCTCTGAATAGTGTTCCGGATGATCGAGCTCGCAAGATCTCCCAGAGGGATCATGCGCCTTGCATTCTCGTTCTTGCCTTCTGTGATCTGTCCTCTGGCATTAACGGCTCTTCTTATCGTAACGCGGTCACGCTCGAAATCTGACACCTTGAGACCAAGCAGCTCTCCGGGACGCATTCCTGTGAGAACACCGAGGCAAAATAAAGGGTGGTACCAGAGCGCCGAAGGCTCTAACAGTCTTCTGACATCGCTTCTTTGCAAGATCTCTTTTTCTTTCTTACTATGTCCTTGCGGAATATATAAGGATCCCCGAAGCAGCTCACACTGATAGTCCTGGTACCCGAACTTGATAATAGACATGATAATAGCGCGGAGTGTTTTGAGAGACTTCTCTGATAATGCCTTATTTCGCCCTGTAGCTTCGTTAATGACGTTCTGCCAGTCTGTGCGAGTCATTTTACATATTTTCTTTGAACCGCACACAGGGACGATGTAGAGCCTTATGTAGCGCTCATACTGTTCATAGGCAGGAGATTGAGCGCCTTTCCTCATTATAACATCTTCAAGGTACTGTTTAGAGACCGTTAAAACGGACTTTTCGCCTGAAGCTTCACCATAGTACCATTTATCGTACTTTTGTATGACTTCCTTACGGCCTTTTGCTCCCGGAGTCTTAGAAGAGAAGGAAAAAGTCTTGCCTTCTCTCATGACTCGGATGCGCCATCGTTCTCCGTCCCAGCGTGGAGTATTCATATTAACCCTCCTGTGAATCGATCAGGGCCTGATAGTAGGCTAAGAGCCTCTTCTGGTTATCCTCCGACAACCTGTCGAAGTCAAAAGGAATGGCTGTCTCTTCCTCAATCGGAGGTTCACCGCCTTCAAACAGGTCAAGCGGGCTTACTCCGAGAACTTCAGCCATCTTCGCTATCTTATCGGTCGGAATGTTGCTGCGCCCGATCTCGATCTTGTTAATTGATGATCTATTTGTATAACCGAGAGCTTTCGCTAATTCTTCTTGCGACATTCCTTTAGCTTGTCTGATCCGTCGTAGATTCTCTCCGTATTTTTTCTTTGCTTCTTCTTTGTTCATTTTCAAATAAGACCTCCGTATATGTCGATTGTATTACATTGTGCCGAATTGTCAACAATAACGGAAATAAATGTTGACAGAAAGTCAACAAAGGGATATATTCGAGATGTGGACAGACAGTCCACAAAATCACAGAAGGGAGGAAAGAATATGAACAATGACTTACTTAAGAAAGTCATTCAGGACAGAGGCGTTAAGGTTTCCGCTCTTGCTGACAAGATGGGTATATCAAGGCAGAGCCTTCACTTAAAGCTCAACGGAGACAGATCCTTTGACCAGGGCGAGATTATGGCACTCAAGACTAATCTTCGACTGTCTGATAAAGAGTTTATGTCTATTTTTTTTACTGAGCCTGTGGACAAATTGTCCCAAGAGGTAGGGAAATGACTGCCTCGGGTGGCTTTTATCCGTCGCTCGGCAGGTATTTCAAGAATCTTACTGAACTGGCTCATGCAGGAGTTATGTCTACTCGGAGGTTAAGAGATTGCTTAGACGGAAAGAAAGATTTTACCAGAGCCGAAAAGAAGGCTATCTCCGCAAACATCATGGCGCGGATCATGAATCAGCCAAGCTTCGACTATCAGGAATTAGAAGATGCAAACCGAGCTTGGAAAGGAAACTTCGACGAAGTTTACAGGAAGAAAGAATGACCGAAGAAAAGCTTATCAAGACAGTTAACTGGCTCTTATTCTTTGCAGCAGCATTCCTGTTCCACGGACTTACCTACTACGTAACGGACAGGATGTTCCCGGAAGAAACGGTATCTGCAGAGACGACATTCAAGGACCAGTTTACTTCCAAAGATTTCGGCGCAACTCCTACATACGCATGGTGGAACGAGACAGAGCCTTCGCTCGAAGAGTTCCACGAAGTCGAAGAGAAGTACATTCCGGTCCTTGTAACTTACAAACAGATGAAGCTCACGAGCTTAGGGACATATTACATTACTGCATACTGTCCCTCCGAGTGTGGCTACAACGGAAGCAACTATCCGAAAGGCTGGGAAACAGCGAGCGGAGCCATCTGTCACAGGGCGAGTTATAACTACAGACTCACGGAACCTACTACATGCGCGATATCCAGATCTAAGCACAAGTTCGGAGAGGTCTTCTATATCAAAGAGTTCGACAGGACGTTCATAGGAGAAGACACAGGATCAGCGGTAAAAGGCAAACACCTCGACTTATTTTATGAAGACTATTCAGACGTTCAGTCATTTCCAACCGGATATTACGAGGTTTTCAAGGTCGAATGGGTAGAAGTCACGGTACCGCTCACAGAAGAAGAATACAAAGCTCTGAAAGAGATGGGAGCTTTGGAGTATTTCA